CTTCGATGATGGTATCTACCTGCTCATCGGTGAGACCCATACCCTTCAAAAGTTTTCGTGTAAGTGCCATGACACTATCTCCTTTTCTTTGGCCGCGTTTCTTCGCAGACGATAGTTTTTATAAAAACCGCTGTGCTTTGCGGGTTTTACTTAAAACAAAAGAGCTAACCACCGAGAATTCCTCAGCAGTTGGCTCCTATTGCCCTTTCCCGCGCCCAATTACGCGGGAGTTGAATATTTGATTGTTTTCTTGACCTCTAACACAATGTATCCGTCACCCTTGCGCCGGATCTCCGCGTCATTTCCGCGCCGGATAATAGCCTCGCTGGCCTGCATCAGTTTATCATCCATTAGCCTACCCCGATTTCTTTCAAATATGCTTCATACTCATAGGGGACGCCAATGTCATAATTCTTGTAGTAATGCAGGAACTCATACGGGAAGGTGAATTTACCGTCCCAAAACATACCTGCGTGAAGTTCTTCTCCAGTAAACATATCAAAACTGGGCAGCGATGTCAACCCGGCATCGAGGGAGGAAATGTGGCTTAAAATCGCTTCTTTTGGGATACTATTTTTGTATTTCTTATAGTCTTCAAAATTCTCAATAGAATTCTTGTATGGCAATCCTTTAAAAAAACCGAAATCCATGTCACTTTCTCCTTCCTCTTTGATTTGGGGTAAACGGCAAAATATTTCCTTCCCCATGTGTTCCTACTTTCAGTACGCCAGCACCGGAAATAAAAAGCACATCGTCTGGGGCTTTCACTTCAACGCCAAGTGCATTTGCCAGCTCTTCTGCAAAGCAATAATCGTTTTCCATGCGTGCGCCTGTGCTGCAAGATAGCAAACGAACTTTCTGGCCATTCCACCCTTTACTATGCCGAATGACTGCGGCAAGTAAGCGCGGTGACATATTGAGTTCTTTTGTGCCAAATCCGACTGCCGTCTGGCTTCCGTGCATAGCGACGTCAAAATATGTTTTAAGAGGTTTTACCCTTTTAACATTTTCATTCAGCGGGTCACCGTCCGGGAAGCAAGCAAAGCCATTTTCCAGCTTCATTGTACGTCTTTTCACAATAGAATTCAAGTTATCTCTTGCGTCTGCGCCGAAAAACTCAAGAGTGTCTCTATCGTCTTTAGCGTTAGACACTTCCACTTTTGCCCGATGCGTTTTCATGGCATTTGCCGTTTTTAACATTGCGTCATCCGTAAAATAGATGCGCATCCGCTCCGGTTGCTCCGGCAGGCCAGCTTTCACGCTGAACGCCTTGTATTTAGCGTTTAACCGCCGTAGCCGTATGTTTACCGCAGTCTCATCTTCATGCAATCCTGCGGCCTTGTAGGCGGCTTTTTCACGCTTTAGCTTTCTAACCGTTCGCTCAATACGGCGCTGCATCTGGGTTGCCTCGTATGCCGTGTAATCCTTGCCATCAAACGTGCATCCGTGGTCATCATCGATGTGCTCCAACTGTTCATTCGTGTAAGTGCGCTCGGACACGCCCTCAACCCACGGGAACCGCCTGTGGCGGCAGTTGACCCCTTCCAGGCCGTCAACAGCGCCCAGGCCGCAAACATCATAAATGCTCGGGTAAATGTCCCCTACACGGACGCTGTAAACACGTCCTTGCCAATCCTTATGCGATGACCACGGTGACGGTCCCGGCTTATCTCGCGCGCCAACATGGGCCGATACTTCAAAATAGGGCGTATCCAGATATTCTGAGGATTGCTCCGTATACTTGGCGCAGATTTGAGATACGCCGGTCATTACGGCTCTTCGCACGGCAACATCGACATGATCCCGATGGCCGCTTTCGTAGTCAACCACTTTCAGACCGCTGTCCGCAAGTTCCTTTACCGCCGTTTTAATTGCCTGATTGTAGTTAATTGCACCGCTCTGCACCTGCAACGCTGCGCTGTCAAGTGCCCATTGGTACGCTTTGGCAGGTGGGAGCATTGTGCGCCCAGCGTCCACCAAAAAGCCCATTGATTGTGTTATATTGCGCAAGTCCCGCTTTGTCTGCTGGTATATGGCCCAGGTGTCCTCGATGCTTACCAGCGTTTCCGGCTGCGTGATGTGTTCCAAGTCGATGACGCTGGTATAATACTGCTGGTTGCGCTTTACCACATCGTCCAGTATCTTCTTGAGCTTCTGCTCACTGATGCCCGTAGTCTTGCGTATCGCTCTCTCGATTTCCTCGAGGTCAATGCCGTGCGCCCGCAGCGCCTTGATGTCCTGCACCGTAACCTCGTTCAACTCGTCCCGCAGCTTTAGACGAGAGCATATCTCCGTCAGCAGCGTGTCCTCAAGTCCACGGTACAGTTCTGCCAGTTCTTCCGGCAGCGCATCAAGGATTTCCGGCTGAAACGGATATTTCATTTGCTTTCCTCCGCTTCACAATTTCATCGTAATGCGGCTTCACGCGGATCACATTCCAGTCGCATTCCTCCGGCACTTTGCCATAGAATATCACCCATTCCGGCGATAGCCGCTTCATCATTTCCTCGTAGCCGCGCAGAAACAGCCGCTTGCTTTCCTTGTTCTGCTGTGTGCCTACCGAACTAACCGCAACTATCCCGCCAACAGGATCACCATCAAAGCACCAATCGTAACTGCGTTCATCGCTCCATGATACAGAGGGATAAACCGTCATGCCGTGCATTTGCCAGTACGCCGCCAACCAATGCTTGCGATAGTGGTTGTATATCTGCATCGCAAGCGGCATATCCGTGTAGGTGGAGAAGTCCGGCGCGCACACCGCCGAAAACTGCGACAGTTTCGGAATATACTTGTCCGGTGTGTTCCAATATCGAATAAATTGGTAATCGTCCACAAAGAAATGCACAATCTTGCTTTTCGTGTCTTTCGCTGTGTAATGGTAATTCACGGGGACAAACTCACCTTGTGGGTATGCCTTGACCGGCTCGATCTGCGGAATATCGTACTTGCCCACGCCGAGGAATGTGAACTTGTCAAGATTTTCAAAGTTAATCATGCAGGCCGCCACGTATTGCTACGCTTATTTGCGCGACGATATTTCTTTCCGTCTACCGTAACCTCCAATGCGCCAGACCTTGCCGCAGATACAAAAGCATTTGAAAACGCCTTTTTCTCTGCCGCCTTGCGGTTTGCACTGGACTGGTCGCGTAGTTTACGCATATACCCATCCATTTCGCCACGCGCTCTTGCGGCCCTATCCGCTGCGCTGCCGGTTTTCTGTGCCGTGGTAAGTCTTGCAGGTCCGCTTGAATACGGATTTACTGCACCAGCAGCCGTTTTTAGGGCAGTTGTTGCCAACTCTGCCATCTTGCGGACAGCGTCTTTCTTTTCACTGTCCGAAAGCTCTAAGCCGTTGATCTCTGCGGCGTTCCGCTCGAATGTGCGCCTGATGATGTCGCCCATGTCTGTAACAGATGCCGCATTTGCTCTGTTGATGTCCTCCTGAGATAAAAATTTTGCAAGGCTCATTCCGCGCCCGCGCCCAGCTTCACCAGCGCCAAGCCCGCCGCCTGCTCCGCCTCTACCGCCCATCACTCTACCTCCGTTTCTTCCTCTGTGGTTATATCCTGCATCTTCGGCAGCGCCGCCTTTGCGGTCGCCTCGTCCTCGTTCATCCACCGCATGCGGAACTCCCAATCGTTCATGATTCCAGCGTTAAGAAGCTGCACGTCACGGTTAAAGTCCTGACCCTTGTCCTCAATGATGGAATCGTCAAAGTCAATGGAGATCTGGACGTCCTCATTGAGGGATGCGCCCATGTACCGATTTCCCATGCGGAGCAAGCTCCGGCACAACTCTGTGATTGCCTGTTCAAGCACAATTTCATGTTTTTTGATCGTGCGGAACAGGGTGCTGTTTTCGCTGATGACCTGCGTGGCAGTTGCGATGCTGCCCTGGTTGAATTTGTAATGGTTCTCACCAAAACCGCACTTGCTGGACAGGATGTTCAACATATCTTGCATGCCGGTGTTAAACTCCGCCGTCCGTAGCGACATATCGACCTGCTGCAAGATGTTGCCGTTGCCGCCTCTGTCCTCCGGAAGTACATAATAAACGGTCTCACGCTTATCAAACACTGGCCGACCGTCAATGCTCTGGGTTGCCTCCGGCTGCACCACAATGCGCTTCTTGCCCAACACAAATTCGTTCACATAGCTATCATAGGTGATGTCAACGCTCTTGAGCTGGTCGATGGCGTGGGCAAATGCAGCCACGCCAAGCGGGTTGTTTTCGTCAGAGTTTGCAATGTTCAGCCGGTCAATCACAAACTGCGGCTTGTCGCTGCCGGTATGAATCACCGGAGGAATTGTCTCAAACCCTTTCACGCTGGCCAGCGGGACTTCCTCCGCATCATACAGATGGTTCTCAATGTCATACTCGCCGTTGCGCAGCCGGTGCACCTGGATGTAAGTATATTCTGTGTCATCGACCTTCCGAGTGGATGCGAACGCACACTCGCGGATAACGCCGTTATCCCACGTCAGCGGGTAGATGTTCCAGGCGCTGACGTAGTTGATGCGAATGCGGCCAGAGTCAATGATTTCTGCCGTATCTGGGTTAATTCCCATGCCTTCCATCACCGGCACATACGCAACGGTTCCTACTGCCGCTTTGCGCTCCTGCGATTCGTTAGCCTTGACCTCCCAGTTGTTATCGGCAAAAACAGTATCGATAAATTCCTGTTCCTGTTTGCCTTCGAGCGTGATGTTGACTCGCTCGTTCATTAGGAGGTTGGCCCAGTCCTCGCAGACTTTCTTTCCCATTCCCACCGAATACCGGTGGCACTCCAGCTCTTCAATCCCATTCCACACCGTATAGCTGTGGAAATCTTCAACGTTTCCCTTATACCACGCGTTCCACAGGTCGATCAGGGAATAGAATTTATTGCCGACCGTGTCAAACCCGAGATCCTTTAATGCTCTCCGAATATTCACTATTTCACCGTCCCATCATGTGACCGGCACGTTCCAGGTCTTTGTAATAAGGCTCAATGCTGTACTCAAAAGCATCCAAGCTGTCGATGTCGGACGTGCCGTCATCCAAGCGCTCGTCCTCAAATTTATCAGGATCATAAATCGCGGTTTGCATTGCATCGATCAGATGCGGGCAGTTGCGCGAAACCTTAAAACGCCCCTGTTTCATTAGCAGCACCACAAGCCTAATTCTATCTGTGATTTGCAGTTTCATTGCATTCTTGACCTGCGTCCCGAGGTGCATTTTTTGCGCGGTATGATCTAACCCCCGAATTAGCACCGTTTCCGCACTATCCGCTCGTGTCTGGCTGTAACCATACTTTGACGTTATCAGCTGGCAGAACGTAGCAAAACGCCGGTTTAATGCATTCGGGTCAATCTCTTCGTTTTTGATGTATTCTTCTTCCAATGCCACAACACGGAAATCTTTTGTGATCCCGGTGGCTTGAAATTTCGTTGCGGACTTTGTACCACCGAAGTCAACGCCAATTGAAATGATTGAGAAGCTGGTGCCGTTTTGCTTGGCCCACTCCAAAGGGTCTCCGATCAAATACTTTTCTGTATCGTTGGCAAAGTCCTTATAAACGATGCCCTCTGCCGCTACCCACAGGCCGCGCACATACCGGTCATAAAATATACCGGCATACATATTCTCGTACCGTTCGAGGGTGCGCTTGCTCAGGCCGGGGTTGTCCGTCATTTCAAAATGTAGATACAGTGCGTTGCGCTCACGGCTTCGCTTGATCCACTCCTGATAGAACCAGTGATGTGGACTGCCGGGGTTACAGGAGAACCACAACCGCGCACCGTCAACGGAACAACGTGCAAGCGCCTGTTCCACAAACGAGCGCGGCATCAGCACCACTTCGTCCAGCAGCACACCCGCCAGCGTCCGGCCTTGGATCAGCGTATAGCTGGCCTCATCCTTGCCGCCGAACACCTCAAAGTAATTCGTCACGGCTCCGCGCCGCACTTCCATCACCTTGTCGCCGCGCCGCCAGCGGATGATATAACGTTCCTTTGCAAGGCTCATCGCTGTGAACGGCACGATGATATTCTTGGTGCAGCTATCCACCGTGCGGCCACACACACCGAAGCGCTGACCGCTGAAATTCTCCATCGCCCAGCGGACAAACGCCCACATCATGATGGAGGTTTTGCCGGAACGAACGGCGCCGTCGCAGATCAGCGCGTCATACTTGGAATAGGGGAAAGCAAGGATTTTCTGCTGCCTCGGGCTAATCATCGCTCTCCAACCCTTCTGCCATTTCACGCAGGCTCACGCTCAAAGCATCCTCCTGTGCGTTATCAGTCGGCAAACCCAGCTCAACAATATCGCGCTGCCCAAGGTACTGTTTCCCCAGCCAAATAGCCATGCTTGCGTTCTTTTCGGCAAGCCGCCACTGGCTTCTACGTAAGGATACTTTCCCCAATCCTCGCTTTTGCCTGAATACTTCGGAAAAACTTGCACGATATGTGCGTTTACACCAACCATCCAGCGTTTTGTCGGTCACACCAAACCAGCCGCAGATCTCCTCAAGCGTGCATTGCAGGCCGCAGAGGTTTTCGAACTGCTTCTGATCTATTTCCTTTCTTGGCCTTGCCATACGCGCCCTCCTTTCTCCGCTGGTGTTTGATAAACTTCTCCATATCCCGCTTTAAGTACGGGCTGTTCGTCTTGGCGATAATCGCCTGCGCTTCTTCAATCGTCATGCAGAAGCACCGCCTTTTTGCCCGTCAAGTTCTCCCACCGCTTTACAATCACATCGCAATACTTCGGGTCAAACTCCATAACATAAGCATTTCTGCCATTCTGCTCACACGCAGCAACGGTTGTCCCGCTTCCGGCAAACAGGTCGAGAACAATGTCGCCGCCCTTGGTATTATTCTTGATTTGATAGTCAAATAGCGCAACAGGCTTCATAGTCGGATGCTCTTTATTCGCTGTCGGGCGATCAAATTCAAGCACCGTTGTCTGCTTCCTATCAGATGCCCAGAGATGACCAGCCCCCGCCTTCCACCCATATAGGCAAGGCTCATGCTTCCACTGGTAGTCTTGCCTGCCCATGACCATTGCATTTTTAACCCAAATCAAAACCTGCCGAACTTCCCATCCCGTCATCTGGCACGCCATTCTGAAAACATATGCTTTTGAATCGGCGTGCCAGATGTAAAATACCGCGCCGGGTTTCATCACAGAGTTAGCCGCTTCAAATGCCGCTTGCAAAAACGCAATAAACTCGTCATCGCTTTTCGCATCATTTTCAATCTTGAGTGCGTCCTTCGTTTTACCTGTATAATCAACACCATACGGCGGGTCTGTAAGCAAAAGGTCTGCTTGTGCCCCCCCCATGAGCTTTTGTACACATTCCACGGACGTGCTGTCCCCACACATAAGCCGGTGCCGTCCAAGCTGCCAAATATCGCCAAGTTTGGTAATCGGTTCAGATTCTTCGTCGACCTCCGGTGCTTCGTCCTCAGTGACTTCGTCCGTTGTGTCTTCCGGCAAGCCCCAATCAAAGTCAAAAGCCGACAGGTCGAGACCAGGCAATTCATCAGCCAACAGATCAAAGTCCCAATCGCTTTCGTTGCTCTTGTTATCCACAAGCCGCAGGGCGTTCACTTGCTCCGGTGTCAGATCGTCCACGCACACGCACGGCACTTCTTCCATACCCAGCTTTTTTGCCGCCAGAGCGCGGCAGTGGCCAATAACGATCACTCCGTCACGGTCAATCACAATCGGCTGCACAAAACCGTATTGCTTGATGCTCTCCGCAACGTTATTGATTTGCCGTTTATCGTGTTTCTTTGCGTTGGCGGCATACGGTTCAATATCAGCAAGCCGCCGTTTTGTGATTTCCATGCTTTCCTCCTGTTTTGCTACCAGCCCCCGCCCCTTGGCCTGTACATAGCAGACTTTACCCGCCCAATTGGGCACTCCTACTATCTTTTGGGGCGGGCGGCTGGAGTCGAACCAGCACATACGGGAGTCAAAGTCCCGTGCCTTACCTTTTGGCTACACCCGCATAAAAACAGACACCCGCGAGATATCCCGTGAGTGTCTGCATGCCGGCAACGCTCTTGCGAGGCCGCTTGCGCGGAGGCACCCATTACCGGCTGTGCCTTAACCTATGGAGGAAAGAAAGAGGAGAAAAATGAAATTTCGGGTTGTGGGCTGATTGGTTACTCTCCGATGATACTATTTTAGCACGTTTTTATGTGCCTAATGGGCCAACTTTTAGGAAACCAGGCCCAAATAATCCGCTACGTGCCACAAAAATGCAGCTTTGCGGCGCTTCATGGTTCTCTCGCTGAATCCGCATCCGTCCATGATTCTAAGCGGGTATCTGTCCCGGTTCTCGCAATTCCGCATGATCACCCATACCAGCTTACGCCGCACGTTCTCATTGGCGATATCGCGGCCCACGTTTTCCATGGCGTATTCCACGGCCCGCATTTTCTTCGTTTCCGGCCAGCTCTCTATGGTTGCCAGCCGTTCCGCCTTGCGTTCCGCTATCCTACTGTTACCGGTGCTATGGGGCATGCCGGACATGGCATAGGCCGACGACTCCAACACTTCTTCCCGGGCCGCATTGTACGCGCGTACCCGGCGGGGATAGCCCCTGACATAGGCGATACATTCCATGCGGATATCGTAGGGGAGAGAGTATTTGTTGCTCATGTAGCACCTCCAGGAGTTTCATAGAACCCCTTTGGTTTCAGGCCATATGTAATCAACGTGTTTGACCTGCCTCCCTGATACACTGTCACGTCCCGCCCAAACACATGCACCTTGGCGAACATATGGCGGAATGGTTTCACGTCGCCATGTACATTAATTTTTAACACCACGCCGTAAATGGAACCATCCCATCTATCTTCTCTCTCTACAGGGTACTCTTCCACATCCGCAATAGCAAGCTTGGGCTCTTCGCACAAGATTATTGGAACCCCTCTGTAAACGTTCATCGTACCTCCTATTCCAGCGCCGTCTCAACGCCATACTCTTTGAGCATCTGCCGGATATCTGCCCAGGTAACGTACCCTTCCGCCACGCACTGAGCGGCGTGGTTTAGCTCCCCGGCAAGCTGCTGCACATCGTCCATCGGCGCGTCGTGCTTATCGATCAGGACGTACAGCATCAGATCTATGCCACGGTTCAGGCCCTCCACAATGCCATTGCTGTAGGCTTTGTCTACGTCGGCCTGTGTGCGGGGGATTCTGCGGGGGTTAGTCTTGGGCATGGGCATCCTCCCTCCTGCCATTCGCGCACCAAAAATCTGGAGACACAGGACAATCCACGCACGGGCCGTAGGAGCATATCAGATCATCCACTGCGTAGTAGCTGTTCTCGCAATCTTTGCACCGCACCACGGGCACAGCGTCCACAGTTTTTGCCGCTTCAATTGACTTTTTTATATCTCGATACGGTACAAGGAGATCGCCATTATTGTCATACCCGTACTCGACCCTGAATTTCACCGCATCCGCATCAATCAACCGCATCGCGGTCACCTCCGTCCATCTTTGCGCCGCAGTTGGGGCAGTGCTTTGGAAGCAGTCTCGGCGGCATCGGGTCTTCGTAACAAATATCTTCTCTGCAAGCGCTACACTGCCAATCGCACCATTCTTCGACATCAAACAAGGTATCGTCGTCATCAAAGTCGCTTTCTGAAGGTATCCACCGCCCATGCACCACCGGCGCAACGTCAGCGGCGGGGATACTGTTGATTTCCTGCGTGCAGATTTCTGGATTTTCGTACCGACATGTGATTAGATCAATCACAGCTTCCCGCTCAATGTATTCAGCCATTGTCAGCCCTCCTCCACATAGCACCAGCTCTGGGGCGGGCGGCGAATCTTCAGGCTTTCGTTCCCGCAAGTGCCGTTGTTTTCCCGGTACATGGCGCAGCTCTCACAATACCAGCTATTTTTGCATGCGCGCCGAAACTCACTCAGTTTGCGCGGCTGGTCATAGATCAGCAGGTCGGAGATATGCCAGCCGTAACAACGCCCCTTATCGCCGATATAAGCTATAATTTCTGCCTGAGATAAGCACGTCGCAGGGGAAAAGGCGGCATTTGTTGGACACCATAGCCTGCCGCCATCGTATGTGATCGGGACAATCCGCTCACAGGCAAACTCCCCAATGACCTTGCCGTTAGCCTTGCGGATTTTCCCGTCTGCACCGTGCAGCTCAAGAATGTTGTGCGGGTCCTTCGCGTCAGGCATCGTACAGTAGATGTACGCCTTGAACGGCGTTTCCAGCTTTGGCCTGGTCTTTCTGACTTCGATGGTCTTTTCGCCGTTGGTGATCTTCTCCACCCACTTCGGGCGGATGCTCAGCATAACAGCCTTACTCATCCTTCATCGCCTCCAATGCTTTCTCCGCCTCCTCGCGGGTGAGGAATACCGTCTTTCCAAATGAGCAAGGATTGACCCCGTACTGTTCTCTTAATCCATCTACTGTAGAAAATACAATGGTCGTAACGCGGCTTCCAATGTTCGCAAATTCTATGACGCATTTGCGGGTGTGCCGCATCCCGTCAAGATTCGCCCACACTATATCGCCCACCTTGCACGGCAGCACCACCAGCCGACCGTCCTTGTTGGCCTCGGCCAGCTCGCGCAGGCGGGTATAGCTGCAAAGGCTTTCCAAATCAGCAAGGCGCATGAGCTTCAACGCGATCTCGTCTGCCTTGTCCTTCGGTAGAACTTCCTCCGGCGCACACTCTCTGTCCTCGTAGGCGGCGAGGCGATCCTTGAGGCGATTGCGGCAGTACAGCGCGGTGCAGTCAACCATCGGCTTACCATGCTTACCCGTCCAATCCGCTTTGCACTTCTCGCAGTCCATCATTGCCTGTCCATCGGTGTCGCGCTTCGTCAGTCGTTCCATTACTCCACCTCCTGCATCCAGAACTCGCGGCGGCAATCACTGCACTTTTTCAACGAATGGCATTCTGCTAAGCATGAAATGTGAAAGTCAAACCTTTTTGGGCAAAAAGTCAACACCCCATCATCCGCAGGGCGCGCATTCGGCCACTGCTCCAGAAACACACTCTGCCGCGTTTTGCGTGGATGTGCGGCAGCCCATTCCTCGACGATTTTGACGGCTCTTTCGGGGTTTTCAAACATCCACCGGCAGCATTCGTCCACAGGCTTTGCTTCATCCACGCGGCATCCTTCGCAATCCGGTGAAAACGAATTACACATCCTGTTTTGCTCCTCGATAAACTTTACAGCATCCATCACATTTCCCTCCATCTGCACCCGTCACAGGCGCCCTCGTGTGCGTGTTTGTACTTCCCGCAGTATTGGCATAGTTCGTTTTTCATGGCGTGCAATTCTTCTTTAAGCCGCAAAACCTTGTCTGTTTTCGACACAGCCATGTCAAGCAATTCCTTGATGTCTCCCGGCGTCAGCCCCGTGTCCTCGTAGGCGGCGAGGCGGCTCTACGCCGCTTCTTCCCACTTGCAATTCATGGCGCAGTTTCCGCCAACTTCGAGTCGTTCGGGGCCGAGGAATGGTGTCCTTCAGGCTGGCGTTGGCTTTCATCAGTGCCTCGATGTGCCGCTGCTGGTTCTCGATCAGGTCAGCGGCAGCATCCAACACTCGTTCTTGGCAACGCTGCTCATCATTGTGCATTGTGCAACCATGACACTCTCCCTCGGCACAGCACCGCAGCACGGTCACGATCTCATCTCTCGTCATGTCATTCCTCCTTATCCCAGCTCGCACGTCATCATGCCACCTTCGCAAATGTCCACGATGTGTTCGCACAATTCTTTGGGGATAATAGATCGTTCCATACTTCCTTTTAACCCCTGCGTACCCGTCTTTGCCCCTCGCGGCGCGGCTACATGGCACGGGTCGCCATTGTGACACGGCGGCTTAAATCCGGGGTCTGGGTGATTCGTCCAGATGTCGGTGGGCTTCATCCGCATGTCACCATACTGGCAATATGTAACGGTGTATCTGGGCAATCCCTGCATCCAAGTCATTTTGCGCAGCCCGCCGCGCGGGTTCTCGATGAACCAATATGTGGGAGACAGGGCCAAGATTAAGCGCAAAACGTGCTGATCGACTGCATCACAAAACTTTGCATATTCGCTAATAGGGTCTAAATTCCCCGTCTCTGGATTTTTGCGCCGATGATGCGATATTGCCGCAATAGAAAACGTCGCGCAGTCCGGGCTTGCCCAGATAACGTCCGGGCGTCCAAAGCGTTCCAAGATATCCTGCGCTGTGACGGTCATGATATCCGCGTACCAATCGATATGGTCAAAGTCCTTATCCCACTCGATGGAATACACCTCGTGTCCGCGCCGCTCGAACGCCTTGCCGATGCTTCGCGTCCCCGCAAAAAGCTCTAAAACCTTCATCTCAATACCTCACTCCGATAAAATCCAGCACTCGACCGTAGCCAAGTCCCTTCTCGTTGGGCTTCCACAGCCCGTCCGCGTCCCATTCCCCGCCGCCAATGCAAAACTCGTAGTGCTTCGGGTGCGTATGCTTCATGCGCTCGAATCGGTTCTCGCCCTTTTCGAGGTGCGCTCCAAATGCGCAGAACATACAGCCCGTGCGTTGACAGCCGGTGCAGTGCAGCTTGCAGTCAATCAGCGTCGCGTTGTAGTCGTTCTCACCGTCGCTTGCTACAATATCACCATATACGCTGGCGATAGGTAGTTCGCGGTCTACGATGAATTGCAGCACGTCTTGCTCCGTCCAAAAGCTCATGGGCTTACTCATGGGTCGTTTTCCCTCAAAGGCGTTGCAGCCGGTCGCCGTCCATGTCTGAAACCGCTGCCGTCCTTCTTCTGCCATCATCGCAACGATAGGTTTTTCACGGCTCTCGCGCTCATAAGTATGCGCCGCCCTTTTTTTCATAATGTGGCAACATTCCGAAGAGACAAGAAATGGAGCGTCAAGCAGAAATGCCCAGTTATCGCAGTTCCAGATGCTTTTGTTCCCATCCTTATCAAGCATTTCGCCACGGAGACGCATCATTCGGTATTTATTCCCCCTCCGTGCAAGCCAAACATTGTTTGCGACCTCCTTACTAACAATGCTGTACCCGTACTTCGTCACCACCTGCCGAATGTTCATCTGGGGTCGAAGCCGCACAAGGTTTACGGTGATATGCGGGAACTCCCTGCGAAGCCACGCGGCGTACTCATTGACAAACCGCTGTATCTCCGGGTACTCCAGCCCGGTGTTTACAAACACCAAGTTCAACTCCCACGGCGGTGTCCTGAAACTCGACAGGTACCACGCCGCCAGATACGCCAGCACCGTGCTGTCCTTGCCGCCGCTGAAAGAAACATAGACTTGTCCATCAAAGTGGTCATACCATTCGCGGATTCTGCGCTTTGTCATCAGAATTTTTCCGGCCAGCGGCACGGCCTGCATCTGCTGAAGATCGCCTTTTGTATGCTTATTATCTGCCACTTCGTACTCCCATCATGTCAAACAGGGAAATCCCACACTCCTCAAACAGTGCTGCGCGGCCTTTCCGCAACGCCCACTGAGCGATATTCTTCTGCCACTCGAACATGTGGGCGTTCATGGTGGCTGTGTCTACCTCGAACCCGCACGGAGGCGGGATGTGCCGCTTGCTGGCGAGAAAGTCCTCGTATCTCACCACTCCACCGTCACTTTCCCGCTCTCCGGCACCGCTATCCGCAGGAATTGCACCAGCTCCGAAAAATCGGTGAAACTGAACTCCATGCGGGCATGCTCCAGGATCAAACTCTTCCCGGATTCCTGAATCGTAGGTTCTTCAGCGGGAGTCTCTGCGGCAGTCTGCTGTTCGGCGTTCGCCCACTCTGCGACCTTCCGGTGCCACAGTGGCAAATTCTCATTTCCGCGCGCAAACGGTGTCCCGGCGGCTTTTGCGGCGGCTCTTATGGTCGCGCTTGCCGCGCACATTTCATCCGCCAGCCAGCTTGCAGTACCGCCAAAACTCTGCATGTTGCGAAAGAACTCGCGTTTCAGGTCCTCCGGCAGTGTCTTGAACTCCGCCCACGGCATGGGCCGGGTAATGTTGTAGCTTTTCACTTCTCCATTTTTCTCCCTTCTTTGCTTCGCGGTCAGGTTGTCGCTTGGCAGCGTACACCCGCCGCGCTTTCGGCTGATATGCGCAAACGCGCCTCGCGCAGTGCGCTTTTTCTGCATGCAATCGTAGTCAAAATCATTCATACCGGCTGATATACACCTCCGTCCGGGGGTTTTCCTTGTCGTACAGAACCCGGCTCCCGTCGTGCGACACGATGATACTGCTGTTGTCATCCGCCAGGGTCCCGGCATACACCAGGATGTCGTCGATAGCCTCCAGCAGGTTGGTTAAGTCCACCTTGCGCCGGGTGGGCATATAAAACAGACACTTAACCTCCACCGGTTCTGCGATGGTCTCGCCGCCCTTGCAATGCCATGCGGCGGCCTGCTGGTACGCCTCGTACTGTGCGGACGGAATGACCATCGGCGCACCATACCGACCTCGCACAATGCGCTGGTGATTTTTCTTTGTCACAGGGGGCAGGGGAATAACGATCTTTTTCATGTCACCCTCACTTCACTATGCGGCCCGTGTTGGGGAAATAGGCCATCCTCACCATCCCGGTGGGGCCGCGTCGGTTTTTGTCCAGGTATAGCTCCAGCATGTCCGGGTCCCATTCGCCCCGGTCTTCCTTCTCGCACGGGCGGTGCAGCAGCGTCACGGTGTCCGCGTCCTGCTCGATCGCGCCGGACTCCCGCAAGTTGGCCATGGTAGCCCGGAACTCGCCGCCACGGTCTGATGCACCGGCTCTGTTCAGCTGGCATAGGCACAGCAGTGGGATATCCATCCGCATGGCCAGCAGTTTTGCCGATCGGCTGTTTTTCGTGGTGCTCTCGTAGAGCGTGGCTTTCTTGTTTTCTTGTTCCAGCAGGCCGATGTGGTCCAGCACGATTAGCCCCGGTCGCTCTTTGTATGCCAGCGCCGTCACTCCCCGCATGTCCATGCCAGTCCGCCGGTTGAACACGATGGGCAACTCGGACAGTTTGGCGGACGCCTCCGCGTATTTGGCGTATTCTGACTCTGTCAGGGTGCCGCCGAACATCAGCAGCCGGGAGGATATCCCCGCTATGTTGGCCGTCAGCCTGCTGGTGCAGTCGTCCGGTGACATCTCCAGGGAGATATACAGCACCTTCACGCCGCGTTTTGCCGCATTGAGGGCGATTTGCATAGCCAGGGCGGATTTGCCCTTTCCGGGCCGCGCGGCGACGATGTGAAACCCGCCGTTGATAAGCCCGCCGCCCAGCAATCGGTCAAATTCCTGCAAGCCGGTCTTGACGTATGGTGTAGGACCACCAGCAAAGCCCTTGTCAACGCGATTTTTAAGGCTCTTCACGGCATCGGAGACTGCCAGGCCCCCGGATACCCCAGCGCCGTCCTGAATCGCCGTGACGGCTTCCTGTGCCGTTCTGAGTGCATCCTGTGGGGATAGCTCCGCTGTTCGTAGTTCTTCCCCCAAGTCTCTGAGTTTCCGGCCCATAGCTGCATCTCGCATTCCAGACACCCACACGTCGATGTTGGCGGTGGTCACGACAGCGTCCATGCAGTCCGTCATGATCTTGCTGGTCACGTTGTCGTTGCGGCTGGATGCGTCCATCAGCACGGACGGAGCATCCGATGGGTCCCCGGCCTCATTCCGCCGCTGGATGGACCGGAACAGCTCTGCGTATTCCGGCACCAGGAAGTCATCCGGGGACAGCTCTGCGGCGGCTTCGTAGCATTCTGGCTGGATGAGCAGCGCGCCAATGACGTTTTGCTCCAGGTAGAGAGAGTCCAGCATACGTCAGTCCTCCTGCGTCCAGCCGCCGGTGTCGGTGTTGTACTTCCAGTGAGGACCCGGCTTTGCGGACAGTTCGGTCTCTTGCACCTCGTCCTCCCACCGGCCCTGGTTCAGCCATGTGGCCGGATAGGGGATGTACTGGCCGTTATCGCGCTGCCATTGCGCACTGTGCTTCTGGGCCTTGATGGCATTGAGAACGGCGTCCAGCGGCGGCTTCGCCTTGTCGAACGCCTTCCGCGCAGCTGCTTTCCCGGTTTTTCTCGGATACGCCCGCCAAAAAACGTCAAATGCGCTTGCGCAGTTCGGATTGGATTTGGATTCGGATTCGGATTGGATTAAGGCCGCAGATTGCCGCGACTCGCCGCAGATTGCGGCAACTTGCCGCAGATTGCCGCGACTCGCCGCAGATTGTTGCAAAACTGTGTTTTCCGGAGGCTCGGGGAACTTCGGTTTGCAATCTCTGATACGCTGATGCTTGACCCACCCGGGGAACAAAAAGTAGGGCCTCCCGTCCACTGTGTAGAGGGACACGCAGCCTTTTGCCGCCAATTCTTGGAGCGCAGCATCGATATCTTTGATGGATAACCTCTCCCGGAACGGGAAAACACGTCCTTTTATAATAGCGGGGCGGGCATCTCCGCGCCCCGCATCATCCGCTTGCGTAATCAATCCAACCCAAAGCCGAAACTCAAAATCCGAAAGAGCTGCGATTTTTTCTGAGTCGCATAAGCTTTCCTTTATGATTCTATTCGGCATGGCAGGCCTCCGTCAGAACGGCAGGTCGCCATCATCTTCGATCTCGTCAAATTCCTGATCGTCGACTGTGCGGGACTCCTGGGGCTTGCTGTCCCGCTTGGAATCCGCGAAATATACGTTATCGGCCACCACCTCCACGGACTTGCGGCGATTTCCGTCCTTGTCCTGCCAGTCGCGGACCTGAATGCGGCCCTCCACGGCAGCCATGCGGCCCTTGGCAAGGTACTTCGCGGCAAACTCACCTGTATTGCGCCAGGCCACCACGTCGATGAAATCCGTTTCCTTCTCGCCGCTCTGGGACTTGAAGTCCCGGTCCACGGCCATGGTGAAGCTGGTGACAGCGGTGCCGCCCTGGGTGCGGCGCAGTTCAGGGTCCCGGGTCAACCGGCCCATGATGATGACCTTGTTCAGCATTCTGCCACCTCCAGGCGCTCCATGAACTTCTCCAGATCTTTGGCCTTAAAGTAGATACGAGGGTTCCCTCGGGCCACATGATAGCCCTGGATAACGCAGTCGCGCCGCATGGCATCCAGCGTGTCAACACTGATGCTCAACAGCCTGGCCGTTTCGCTTCTTGTGTACAGCAATTTCTTTTCCATCTCTACCTCCTATAGATATGACTTTCCAAACTCGCGCCTGAAATCGTCCTCCGTCCAGCCCTCGTCCTTCATGATCGTCAGCTGTCCGTACCGACGCAATCGCCGCATCTGGTCGCCGTTCCGGTGCACGGCGGACTTCCCGTTCCTGTGGCACCTGTCACCGCAGAGCCACACCACCGCGCCGTATTTCTCGCTTTTGCCGCGGTAAGCACCCCCGAAAATGTGGTGACGCTCCAGCGGGTCCTGTGCGCCGCTCCTACCGCACAAAAAACATCTTCTTTCATTCATCGATATCGTACTCCGTCCCGTCCGATACAAACTCCGGGCATTCCGTGATTCTGTACGACGGTATTCGTCCGCACAGCAGCGTTGGCACTGCGGTCCATCCGGGGACTGGCTCAAAACGTTTTGACCAAGAGCACCCGCCGCATGCCTTGGCGCATCCCCAGCACAATTGCGGCTTTTCAACTTCTGTAAAGATTGCATCCATGGGCCACCCAGCCTTCCAGCGCTTGCGGATTAAATCCGGGCTGATTCCGGTAATTATGGCCCAGTCACATACGCTCTTCTTCTCGCCGTTCCAAGTAAGGAAGGTCGGCGTAACCCGGTGTTTGATGCACCCGCAGGACTTTTTGTGCCCTCTGCGTAAGTTCGTGCCCAGAGCAACCGCCTTGTTTCCGCAATCACACTGGCACACCCAATATGTGCTTCTCATTGCCGACGTGCGGGAGATGGGGTATAGCGCTACCAGTTTCCCGAACCGCTGCCCGGATATGTCCTTGGTCCGGGGAAACGTGCGTTGTTTCATTTTGCGGCACCCCACTCTCTGTCAAGCTGGCTGTCCATGAGCCGGATTTGCAGTTTCATGGAGTTTATTGCCTCCATAGCGGATTTGTACACCACTTCTGCACAGTCCCGCTCAAACCGCAGACCGGCTATCTGTGTGGACCCTCGGCAAATATCGGAGATGATCGTCACCGGCGTTCCCTTCTCGCGCTCATCGAGGATGCGCCGCGCGAGGGCTATGCGGTAGGCTTTTTCAGCTTCCGCATATTTCTGCCCGCGCTTTTTCAGTTCCGCAATGGCCACGTCCAACATCCGGCTCTTGTTGCCGATCTCTGTAACCAAATCGTTCATGGCTTATTCTCCGCATTGATGGCCCGCGCGCAAGCCAAGCAGAGCTGTTGCTTGTACTTGGCTGTGGACCTGGCGACGATATCAGCGACGGGCAATTCTCTCCCGTTAACCGTTTGGGGCAGGATGACGCGCCCGCACCTGTCGCAGATAGGGCCGTTAGGCTCCTGCGGTCTGGCTTGCTCTTTCCCTGCAGAGGGATTCTCTGCGCGAAGATGCTCATCCCGCTTAGGAGTCTCGTTGTACTTGCCGTACTTGCTCTGGTCGGTGTCCCAGTAAACATCGGCACCAAACCCAAGAGCCTTGCAAGCCACAGAGATCGCATCTGTCAGGGCCATCTTGAAGCATTCGTCGGAAGTGTGCGTACCATTCTTGTCTTTGCCAACGAACGAGTTACCGCCGGTCCCCGGTATTGCATCAGACCAGGTATCGCCTACCTTAATGTACAGGTTAATGTCCAGAAATGCGGCGATATCGCCATTTGCGCCGTTTTCAAGGCGCTTGTCTGTGATCTCGTACTTCCAGCCGATGCCGCAGGGGCCAAACTGCTCAGTGAGCGCCTTAATGCGCCACATGGGGTTAATGTCCGTTTTCCCCTTCAATGGGCCTCCGGCAATGGGCTTTTTGGCATTCTCCGGGACCTTGCGCACTGCGTTATAGATTGCGAGGTTATCCATCACTTCCCCCCCATACTGCGGCCCTGGACGAGCCGTGCACCGTCGATTTGCGCACCAGACTTCATCAGCCGGGCCAAGTCAGTCTTGCTCACCGTGGGGGCCGGGTAGGCAACCTCATCCCCGTGGCCGTTTGCCACCATCCACGCCACCGCAGCGGCCATGTCATCCATCTCAACGCTCGTGGTGTTGCGGAAGCTGACGGAGCACTTGGCCGTGGAGAACTTTTCCCCGTTGAGGACAGACTCCAGATAGCGCTTTTTGCTCTCTGCCGCGCGTTCCAGGGACTGACGGCGGGCGGCAAGCGACTTCTCCTCCTCCAGGATGGCCTTGGCCTCGGAGAGGTCGTTCTTAATCCAAAGGGCAATATTCTCGATTTTGCGGTCGCGCTCCATGCTCAGTTCCGCGAGTTTGTCAAAATCGAGAACTTCGCCGCTTTCCGCGTCTACGCATTCGGCGATCGCGGAATCAATCTGATACAGATTCAAATTCTTTCTCCTTTCGCAATGTTGTCCAGCGTAGCGCCATCCAGAAGGTCGGCCAGGTATTCGCGCTCAGCTCTGTTGAAATCGCTGACGAACAGCCGGAGAAGCCCTTTGACACGCAGCTTGCACTTGCGGCACACCGGGTCCTGTGCGTTCTTCGCGCCGTGGCAAGACGGGCACTCGTCAGCCGTGTACTCATACGGATTCCCAAGCTCCGTCCCGCAGCGAGGGCAATAGTACGCGATGCTGTCTCCGTATTCTTCGGAGTACTCTCGTTTGCGGATGGGTTCCTCAAACACAGCGTCGCACTCATCACAGATGTACATCATCTGGCCTCCTTTTCTGCCAAACGGCGTTTTTTCTTGTAGTACGCGTTATCCGCAGCAACCAAACCTGGGTTTTCCTGCCTGCGGCACCTTGCGTATGCAGCGCGTTCTTCGCGGTGCGCCTCGTTGTATCTCCGGCACCGTTCGGCGTTATCGCGCTTCCGTTCGCGATCTTTCCTGCGCTCGTCGGATTTCCCGTCGTACCATCCGATGTGCTTGTACGACGCGGCAAAGCACTTTGAGCTGCAATAATATGTAGTAGCCGCCTTTTTGCCGTCACGGGGGACCTGGCGAACCCACGGCGTGTCTGCCGTCGTGAGGAACGTCTTGCTGCAAGTCCCGCACTCCCGGATGAGCGTCCGGCGGTGCTCTACGATTGACCTTTTACAGTTCACTTCTTCACCCTCTCTTCCAGCAGGAGCCGTACACCCTGGCACAGCACATAGATCAAATCGTTCTGCCAGATGTCGCGATCAATGGCCACTTTGGTCATGCCGGTTTCGATTGCGTCTAAGGCCTCCACCATATCAGAGCGTTTCGCAGGGCGGGCCACCATCTCGCGGTGCGCCTCGTTAGCCTTGATGAGGGCCTGGATGTGTGCGTGCTGGTTGTCGAGGGCATCAGCGGCTGCATGCATTATCGAGCGGATACAACTGCCGTCTCCACATGCCCACGGGCATGAGCTACATGCTCCAGTCTCGTCCGCGCACTTCCGCAGCTCGTCCGCAATTTCCTGCGGGGTAAGTCGGTTCATCGCTTGCCCTCCATCCATTCCACCAGCTTCAGCAGCCCGGAAACGCATGCCCCCACGCCGATGAAACAGAGGATCCATACAATCGTCATTCCGCCACCTCCACGATCTCGCCGCGTCTCAGGGTGTACCAGGTATCCGCTCTGATGGACTCTCCATCAACCCGGGCCAGTTTGGCATCAACGATACCGCCGCTGGCATGCTCGGAAACCACGATCCAGCTTCCAAGTGTGCCTTTTGCGAGACTATCTTGGCCCCACGCCACCGCAATGCACTGTTCCCCGAGGGCGGATGCCCTGCCATCACGCCCGGTGACGGTAGCAGTGCCCCTCACGCCAGATGCGGCGGCGTTGCCCCTCCAGCCAGATGCGGCGGCGTTGCCACTAATGCCAGATGCGGCGGCGTTGCCACTCTCGCCAGATGCGGCGGCGTTGCCACTCCAGCCAGATGCATGATCTTCAGCGGATCCCTTGCACATTTCAAAGATGAACTGCGTCCCGGCCTTGATTACGCCATCCAGCCCGATTTCCGCGCCGATCTTGATTTTCTCGCCGCACACCTTGGAGTCATCGCTATTACGCTGCCCGTTGTCATCGATCTCCACCTCGCAATAGCGGGAATCCGTTGGCGGATAGTATCGAAACGTGTCCAGCGGGTTTTCACATGCGTGGAATCCTTTGCAGCACAACAACGCTCCAGGTTCCCGATATTCTTTGCCTACCTCATACTGAAAACCACGGCATCTCAGGCGCTTGTCGAACCCCTTGAATGCTTTCAGCAGATTTCTGCGCTTGGCAACCCCCTTGTAAGCTTTCATCAGAGTTCCTCCCTTTCCTCAAGCCACCTGTCCACCAGGCGCTTGAAAATCATAAACACCCGACTCCGTCCAGTCTCGATACACAAGCCGAACGGCAGTTTTTCAGCCTGAATCCCGTCGGAAAGCGTCTCTTTGGAGATTTTTACTCCGTTTTCCCGCAGGTACTTTGCGGCCTCGTCGATTGTCATAGTTTTTACCATACTTTCCTCCTTGCCATTGCTCCACGGGTGTGGTATAATACCCGTGAAGAATCCTTGCCAATGCTTCTTCGCCGCCCTGTCAGGTGTCAGCTGACAGGGCATTTTTTACACGCACAGCAGCTGGAACGGATCACGGCCTTGTGCGTTACATTTGTAACTCGTTAATTCTTCCTCCTTTCGTTGTCTCCTCTCCGATGTTGTGATAAAATGCGGATGGAGAGGAGGTGATATACATGATGAAAATTAAAACAGAACGCGCGTTCAAGAGGGCTATGCGTAGAATGATATGCCGTGTCGCCAATGGCAAACGCCCGTTGCCGGAAAAACCCACTCACACAGACCTAGAGGTTTTAGCAGAATGTGTCAAACGCGGGTATATGAGTGTGTGTACCGTTAACGAGAAGGGGGAAATCCCACGCAATATGCTTGGGGTTCCGATGGTCGATTACCTTTCAGAGCCATCAGTGCTTTTGCCGGGGCTAACCTTTCTGCATCCAGACCGCGCAGAGGTCCGGGCTAACATTGCCATCATCGTCAGTACAATTTCCCTGCTGTCAACTCTACTGCCGCCTTTACTACGCTGGCTATCAACGCTAAAAGGCTGAGTATGAGAGCTGCCCAACTTTTGAACTCCCCGCCGTCATCCCGCATTGTGCGCACCCCCCAGCTCATTGCCTTTCCTCACGACGCGGTTGCAGGTCGCATCCTGTTTCCAAACTCCCTCGCCGTCCAGCAGTACGCGCGTATCCTGATTTCGCCGCTCTTGTGTTGCAGCCACAAGTGCGGCGATTTCTTCCGGGGTGACTGCGACATAAATCTCCAACTTGTCCTCCCTTCTTACTTCTCTTCCTCGCCTTCAGCCAGAAGCTCGTCCACGGTGCAGCCGTAGAGTTTGGCCAGTTCCGGCAGCCGCTTGACGGCGGGCGCACATGTACCGTCCTCCCAGAAGTATACCGCAATCCTGGTTACTCCCATTGCGTCGGCGACTTGCTTGGCAGATAGGCCAGCCGCCAGCCGTGCACTCTTAAATCCCAACATTTCACCTCCATTTCATGATTGCCAAGTTTCCCTTGACTGCGGCGCGAATGGCTGATACAATCAAAAGTGGAGGAAAGAGCGAGGAGAAGTGAAACATCCATCTTGAAAGGAGGTTTTACTTTGTCCAAAAACTCTGTCCGGACGTCGCCGAAAGTGGCGTCCAAAGCGGCGAAGGTGTTGCAGAACCCGAAGTCCTCAAAAACGGCTAGGGAAATTGCCGCCTCCACGCTATCCAACCGCCGGTCGAAGTGACCGGTAAGCCGTCCCGGTGTCACAAGCGCCGGGGCGGTTTCCTTTTCGCGTCGCAGTCATTGTGCTTATACTTTCCTCTTTTCCAGGACTGCGGCAAAAGCGTTCTCCATCCGCTCCTGAATGTTGGGCGGATTCCGGTGCCCATTAAGAATGAGGCTTACGTAAGCTTTCGTCACGCCCAGTTCCTCTGCCAGTTCGTCATAGGTGACGCGATTGCAATGCATCTTCCCGACCAACCGGCCAGTCCATTTCTCCGGCAACATATCACCTCCTAAAAATGCAGTTGCAAATGTTAACACACTGTGCTATTATGTATTTGCGAGATAAATAATAGTTTGATGCACGGGCGGAATCCGCCGGGGCTTGGTCTTGTGTTACTTTTTGCAACCTGTGTTCTAATTATAGCGTTAACAAACGGAACTGTCAAGCCTAAAGTGATAACAAACGTAACTTTTACAAAGTGCACAAAAACGGAGGATATGTATTGTGGCATTTTACGAAAACTACGTGAAACTGTGCAATTTGGCGGGGAAATCTCCGTCGGCAGTTGCGGTTGAGCTAAAACTTGGTAAACCCTCTGTTACACGGTGGAAGCACGGGGCAGTTCCCAGGGACACCACCATTTTGAAGATAGCGGGCTACTTTGGTGTTTCAGTGGAAGAACTGACTCAAGACACAAAAAAAGCGCCCACCCCAACAACGGAGAGTGAGCGCAGTAGGCAGATTGCCGCGCGTATCAGTGAGATTGTTTGTCAGCTGTATCCGGAGACACAGGAGAGCTGTTTGCAGTACTTTGAGAGCTTGCTTGCACTGCAAAACGCAGCGCAAGGTCGAGATATTCAGGCTTGAGTTGGGACAGCACGTCCATTATCCTTTCCGTCAAGTAAGTTTGTTCCGACATAAGTAAATCCCCTTCCAAGTAAAAATGTTTTCACCTATTCCCCCAAATAGGACAAATATTGCATACCGCGTTGCCCTATAATAGGCAACAAAGGGATAGATCTTGGGTTATGTTGGCCCCGCCGCCCCCGCACCGGGCGGCAGGGCCGATATAGCAGATAGCCCATCAGGCTGTCATCTGCTACAATTTAAGCATAGCAGTGCTGCGAAACCCTGTCCACGCACAAGATGGGGAATTGCGCGGCCAATATAGGGCAAACAATCCCCGCGCATGAGATTCTGTCCCGCCACAGGTGAAATATACTTTTGGAGGCGAATAACCATGTCTGCGTTGCAGGAAATTGCGGGAAACATTGAGCAATACCCAAAAAGGATTCGCGAGGCAAAGGAAAAGAAACGGTACACCATCAACGACATTGTAGATCTGTCCGGCGTGTCAAAGTCCGCCGTGTCAAAGCTCTTGGACGGGTCACAAATGGACCCGAAGCTCTACAACTCGGTTGCCATGTGCATGGTGCTGGATCTGTCGCTTGACGAGCTGTTCGGGTTGGACAAGCCTATAGATCACCCGGAATCTATGCAGGCCAGGATACACCAACTGGAGCTGGAAAACGCGCATTTGTCCGGTAACGTAAAAAGGCTGGAAGAAGTAAACGCCATACAGAAGGACCAAATGCGCACTCGCAAACCGGTTATCTTCGTACTGATTGGTATGTGCGCCGTGCTGGCCATGTGCCTGGTGGCGTACTTGTTTATTGACTCGCAAATCACGGCTCAAGGGCTTATCCGCAACGGACAGCCTACCGCCGTGGCGTGGTTTGTTATTGCCGTAGCTGCCACTGCGGTGATAGCCTCATCGGTCATCATCTCTATGGCCCTGCGAAAAAAAGTATGAAAAAAGGCCGTCCCACATGGGGCGGCCATGTCACAATATAAAGGAGGATACAATGAGCTGCGTTAAGTGCGGTGGAGTTTTGCCGGACGGTGCTCTGTTTTGCCCATCTTGCGGAAAGCGGCAATCCAAACAATCCCGCAGGGCCATCAAGAGGCCCAACGGATCCGGCACGGTCTATAAACTGCAAGGCCGAAGGAGCCGCCCGTGGGTGGCGGCAAAAAGTAGGGTGATTATAGGATATTACCCCACGCGCAAAGACGCGCTGGAGGCTCTGGAACGCTTGGCGGGGAAGGATTTGACAGAGCGGTATAACATGACCTTCAGGGAAGTATTTGAAGCATGGAAAGAGGAACATTATAAGGAAATAGGCCCCCGTGGGGTGGAGTCATATAACCGGGCTTTTGACGTGTTCCAGCCGCTCCACGATGCAAGATTCCGCAGTTTGCGGACAGCAGACTTTCAGTCGGTCATGGACAAATATGCGGATAAATCCCACAGCACATGCAGCAAGTACAAGCAGCTTGTTACGCAGATGTCCGCATGGGCAATCCGGGAAGAAATTGCAACAACAAACTTTGCAAAATTTATCCATCTGCCAGAAAACGTGAAAAAAGAAAAGGAAATTTTCTCCGACTCGGACATTGAAAAACTGGAGAAAAACGGAAGCGACACCGCGAAAATTATATTGATGCTGATTTACACGGGCATGAGAATCGGAGAGCTTTTCAATCTCCCGCTGGCCGACTATCACGAAACCTACGTCATCGGGGGAGAAAAGACCGCCGCCGGGCGCAACCGGGCCATCCCCATCAGGCCGGAGGGCCGGGCATACTTTGCATACTTTGCCGCCAGGGCGAAGGGT